GGCTCTCTGCTTCGTAAACAGGAAAAACAACGCTCACAGGCAATCCAAGATTTCGTATCTGAATACGCTGGCGTTGGCAGTCCTACGCTGACAGAAGAGTTGGCAAATCAAGCCATCTCTCAGCGTGAGAAGATTGTAAAAAAACTCTCAGGAAATAAGCAGGAAGTTCTGGGAAGGCTTTCCACAACCGGACAACTTGTGGATATGTCTGCAACGGCCAAGAAAGCCGAAGACTTGGCGCTTGAGTTGGAAAACATAAGTCCTACTGCAAACAAACAGGCGATTGACCAACTCATTAACTTTGCAACTGAAATTACAGGGAAGACACCTGAAGAGGTTGAGCAGAGGAGGAAGGTTCTTTTCAAAAGTCTGAGCGACCCAACCATTGGGACGCCAAAGGATATGGCTTCAAAAGCCTACAACGAGGTTTACGGAGCGTTAAACCAAGACCTTGGGAATCACATCAAGCAGTTTGGAAAGCCAACCGACTTCACAAAGTGGAGCGTATCAAACCGCGCTCTTTCAGACCTTGCTGATGACCTTAAGGCATCATCGTTCAACTCACTTCTCAAGAAGGGTGAGTTAACCCCTGAGATTGTGAACAACGTGCTGTTTACAGATAAAAAGAGCAGCATTGAAAGGCTCTACAAGAATCTGTCAACAGAAGGGCGTGAAGTTGGAAGAGCAGCAATCATCACCCGTGCACTCGAAAATGCCACCGATCCATCTGGTGTGATTGTCCCGAACCGTTTTGCAACCCAACTTGGAAAACTCGAAAATCAGGTAAACGTGTTCTTTACCGGTTCAGATTTGGATGCCGTGCAAGGTCTTCAGAAGGCACTGAACTACACGCGCAGGGCCGGTGAGTTTGCGGCGAATCCACCCACCGGAGCGCAGGCAGTTCCGTTTGTTGCGTTCTCTGGACTTCAGAGTCAACTAGGGCTTGCTGGAGCTGGCCTTGCTGCCGCCTTAAACACCGGTCTTGTTCGTCTGTACGAATCCAAAGCTGGCAGGAACCTGCTCACGCAACTTGGAAGGGTAAAGAGCAACAGCAGTTCAGAGCGGACGGTATTGACCAGCATTGCAAACTATCTGGGCTCCAATAAGGACCTGCTCGAGCCACAGCAACAACCAACTCAAGAGTAACACCATGCCATACATCATCGAGTCACCTTTCCCGTCGTTCAACGACACCGACGGCTCTCCGCTCAACAACGGTTACGTCTACGTTGGCTCCGCCAACCTGAACCCTGTCACGGACCCGATACCGGTCTACTGGGACGCGGCCCTCACACAGCCGGCTGCGCAGCCCATCCGGACCATCAACGGCTATCTCTCGCGTAACGGCTCACCAGGGCGCATCTACACGAACTTCGTCACCTACTCCTTCCGCGTCACCAACAACAAGGGCGAGCAGGTGTTCTCAGACCTCAACTACACCGACCCGACTTCCAGCGCCGGCAGCACCTACCAGCAGGTCATCACGGCAATCGCAGGACAGACGGTGTTCAACTTGAGCCGCACCTATGTGCCTGGGACCAACAACCTGTTCGTCTACCGCAACGGTCTTCGCCTCATCGTTGGCCAAGACTACAACGAGACCGGCTACAGCCAAGTCACGCTGACGGCTGGGGCCGCTAACGGGGACGAGTTCGTCTTCGACATCGGCTACAACTACGACAGCGCAGCCAGCGTTGACGCGCAGGACGTCACCTACAAGCTGCCGGCAGCAACCTCGGTGTTCACCAACGTCGAAGCGAAGCTGGCGGAGACCGTCAGCGTGAAGGACTTTGGAGCGGTCGGGGATGGGGTGACGGACGACACGGCGGCGTTTACCGCAGCAGCAGCGTATGGCTCACCGGTGCAGGTTTCTGTTCCTGTTGGCACCTACCTACTCAACTCTTCTCCGGTAGCGTCTTCTGGCGTTTCTTGGCTTGTTGAAAGCGGCGCCACATTCACCGGTGCAGGGAGCCTGACAGCTTCAGGAGCAAAGTATCTGCCATTGGTGAATCTCAACGCACTTGTAACTGTCACGCAGTTCGGTGCGGTTGGGGATGGGGTGGCAGATGACACAGCAGCGATTCAGGCGGCATTGGACTATGCCTTATCCAAAGGCGGCAGTGGGGTTCTTTTGGCTTCAGGCAAGACGTTTAAGGTAAGCTCAAAAATCAACGTCCCATCAAACTGCGGATTGGTTGGAGATGGAACGCCGACCATCTACGCTACCGCTGCTGGATTCAACAACACCAGCATAAGCAATAAATACGCTTCAAACTCGGCAGTATTGGATTTGAGCGGAGAGACATCCGGCGCATTTACACCAAGCAGTAATCCATTTCTAAACGGAATCAAAATCCAGTCACAGGTAGCCCAAGGCCGAATGGTTGACGCCATTATTTGCAGGAACGCTGTAAATGCACAGGTTCAGCGGTGTGAAATCTTCGGGTTCCCAGTTGGGTGCGGTATCAGAGCGGCTTCTCTTGTTGGGGCGAACTTCTCGGATAACTACATCCATGACTTTTTGGACAACACGACAGCGTGGGTGGGAACACCACAGTCCACCGCTATCGAAATCGACAACGACAGAATCAATAGCGTTTACAGTACCGGAGTCAGAATAACCAACAATGAAATCAATAAGATTGAGTTTGGAGCCGCAGCAATCGCTGCTTACGGATACCAAACAGACGGCGTAAACATCGCTGGAAATCAGACATTTGATTACGTTATTAGTTCCAATCGAATCAACCTTGTTGGTGAAGGTATTGATACATTCGGAGAGCGTGGAGCTATTGTTGGAAATGCTATCAACAACACTTATGGATTTGGTATAAAGCTAGTCCATGGAGCCTCTCTTAACACGGTTCAATCAAACGTAGTTCGCAACACAGGAATCGCTGGCATTGTTGTCGCTGGGAGCAATGTCGCAGGCGTTGGTGACGCGACCAAAAACTGCGTTATCGGCAACATCGTGGAAAACGTCGATTATCTTGGAGTGTGGGCTCCTGGAACAGGTACTGCTGGAATAAAAATCGACAACAGCACTGGCGCTTACTCGTCCAGAGTTACGAACAACCTGTTTATCGGAAACTCTCTAGATGGCTCAGGAAAGGCTGGAATCATCACAGGCACTGATCCTGACAAAAACGTCTTTGTCAACAACCGCATCATATCTCAGCCTTCCGTATCTTGGATTGCTGGTTCAGAAACCACTCCTGTTTACGATGCGGTGCGAACAGGAATGCGTGCTGGGTTGAGCGCCAATCAATCTATCCCTGCAAGCACAATCACGAAGGTGCAGTTTAACTCTGAGGCGTTTGACATTCGATCAGAGTACGACAACACCACAAACTTCAGGTGGACTTGCCAGATTCCAGGAATCTACAGCGTTAAAGCTCAGGTGCGATTTAATACGATTGTAGCAGGCTCAAAAGTGCAGCTTTACCTTCGTAAAAACGCTGCGGACTTTGCTTATATTCAGCAAGCATCAAGCGGAGCAGATCAAACTGTATTTGTGGACAGTAATGTCCAATGTGCTATCGGAGATTATGTTGAGGCATTCTTTTGGCACAACGATTCTGTTGCGCGTGACTTAACCGGAGTGACAACTCTTACGTTCTTCACCATCACACAGGCATAAACACTTCAAACTAAAAATACCCTATGAGCAGCAAAGCATTTCAGAACGCAGACAAGCTAAACGGAATCGTCTCGGTGCTCCAGTTTGGAGCTGTTGGAGACGGGGTGGCGAACGATACGGCAGCGGTTCTTGCTGCGCTCCAGTCTGGATTTGTGGTTGATGGCGGTGGGTTGACATACGCAGTGAGTGGCACCGTTCAGCCGTCGTCTTTCAAAGGGCTTCGGAACTGCACGCTCAAACAGACAAACCAGTCTGGGGTGCTGGCTTGCGTGACGCTTTACATCAAGGACATTTCCGGATTCTTCATTGACAACGTGTCCATTGATCGCGGCACAAACCCATACCCGAACGCAGTTTACAACAGCAACCCAAACGGGGCGTTAAACTATGTTTTTGGTCTGAAGATCGAAGGCACAGGGGCAGCGTATTCAAACGATTTTTGGATCAAAGACGTGGAGGTCTTTGGTGATGGAAGCGGGAATGGAATCGGACTTTGGTGGTGTAGGGATTTTAATATGTCTGGATGCTATGTCCACGACATGAATGCTCGTTTGACAGTCCCAATTACAGACGACATCATTCAAGGTATTTGGCTTTCAAATTGCGATAATGGAGTGCTATCTGCCAATAGAGTGTCTCGCATTTACGGTTGGGATGGAACCCAATACACAAACATCTATGGACGTGGATTTGCCTTTGGAAACGTAAGAAACATAACAGTAGGAGATTGTATTTCCACTCTTGTTGAACAAGCCTTTGACTTTACTGGCACAGGAGACGGTGTAAACGGTTGCAGATTTTTAACTGTTTCAAACTGCATTGCAGATACAGCAGGAACAGTTGGGTTTAAGTTTGCTAACGCGTGTCACGACATAATTGTGACTGGATGCCACGCTTATCGGTGCGGATGGTATGGGTATATTGTTAGTGGAATGAAAGGAGCTGGCACATCTATTCCTGAGCGCGTTGATTTTGTAGGATGTCAGGCAGTAAATACTGGCTACATCACATCTAGACCTACTTCGGTATACAAGGTTGGGTTCTATATTAGCCGAGAACCTGAAGTTGATGGCTACCAGCCTAGATCAATTCGATTCCTGTCATGCTTTGTGAAGGACGATCAGAATCCCAAAACAACTGTTTATGGTTTTTGGAACTCTGTGTTTGCGATTGAGTATCCAGCTACAGGATACAACAAAAACTATGCTAATGTTGCTGTTGACTGTCATGTCGATGCTGGAATTTCCCCATTCAATCAGATTACTCCAAATATCTGCCAATCAAGACGCAGCTCAATACAATCAATTCCTAATGCAACTTATACTGCAATTATTTGGAATGAAGACGCGTATGACGCAACTGGTCTACATAATGCAGCAACAAACGACGATTCGTTTTACATAAAGAGTCCAGGCTTCTACAGAATTGAGTCATCTGTGCTTTTTGATGCAAACGCAACAGGAGGACGACTTGCAAAAGTTGAAATTAATGGATCTGACGTTAGTGGTTCGCTTATGAACTCAGCTCCAGTAGCTGGACAGGGCACTAATGCGTTTACCTGCGCTACACGGTTTCTAAACTCGGGAGATAAGATTCGTATTCTTGTTTACCAAAACAGTGGTGGTGCACTTGACACTATTGCTAATGAAGCTGTCTGCACAATCCAGCGTATAGAGGCATGAACCACCTAGCACACCCGCTCATCGCTCTCGCCATCCAGTCGGTCATCGCCATGGCGACCGGCAACTGGTGGACTGGCGCGGCTGCCGGATCGGCGTACTTCGTGGGGCGTGAGTACGCTCAAGCCGAGTACCGCAACATCGAGCACAACTACGGTGGGCGGCGTGCGAATATGCCCTTCTGGGGCGGTTTACAGCCCCGTGCGTGGACGCTCAAGGGCATCACAGACTTCGTTTACCCAACCGCTGCGGTCATTGCCGTGGCACTCATCGCAAAGCACACACACCCATGAAATACATCGTTGCTCGTTTACTGGAGCCGTCCACATGGCGCGGCATCATCAGCCTACTCACGGTCTTCGGAGTTAAGATTGCGCCTGCCCAAGCGGACGCTATCCTCACGGCCGGCGTGAGCGTTTACTCAGCCATCAACATCTTTCGTAAGGAGAAACCGTGATTGCCGACATCTCGTTTGAACCCATGGTGAACCAACTTGTTGCTCAAGGGCCGCTGGCGTGTGCTATGGCAATCGCTATCTGGTATCTCTCACAGAAGATTCGCGAGTGCGAGGACGACCGGAAGGAGCTGTGGAAGAAGGTGAGCGAAATCTCTGAGCGGTTCTTTCACAACGAAGGCAGATGAACATCTCAGACGCGGGTCTAAAGCTCATCATCGACTTCGAGGTGGGCGGCGGTGAGGAGTACTACCGCAAGTTCCTTCAGAGCCCGACATGGCCTGGGGAGCAAAGCGGCGTCACGATTGGGATTGGCTACGACTTGGGCTACACCACACCGCAACAGTTCTCGGAAGCGTGGGAGGAACTGCTCCCCGAGTCCGACTACCTTGCGCTCACCGCCGCCCTCGGAGTCAAGGCAAACGCAGCCCGCGAACTCCTGCACGCCTCGCCCGCAATGCGCTCTATCGTGGTGCTTTGGCAGAAGGCTGTTGAGGTCTTCCAGAAGAACACGTTGCCCATGTTCTACCTGCGGATGCTTCGCATTTACCCCCAAGCCGAAGACCTTCCGGACGAGGCGCGGGACGCTCTTATCTCGCTGGTGTTCAACCGTGGCACGGCCCTCGCGGGGGACAGGCGATCGGAGATGCTTGGCATCCAGAACGCGATGCGCGACCGCCGGTTCTACGACGTACCGGAACTTATCCGGTCGATGAAGCGTTTGTGGCCGAATACAAAAGGCTTACAACGCCGAAGAGACGCTGAGGCGGCTCTGTTCGAGAAGGCGCTTGAGCCTAAGCGTAAGCGATAAACTCAAGGCCCTTACCTTCAATCTTCGGGAGCATACCGTTCTCGTCGTAAATCCCTGCGCCCTTAGGGATAATGGTGTCCGGAGGCAGTGCGCTGCCCATGGTGGCAATGGGCCCCGAGTCGGAGTGTACCTTCGGGGCTAGCACAACCATCCCCGCTTGGATGCCGTGAACACCGCTGTATTTTTCAATCAGAGCGTCAAAAGAGACAGGTTCCATGGCTCAACACGTTGCAGGGAAGCAGCTTGCGACAAAAGGAAAAAAGATGTTGCGATACGCAAAAAATGCGTACATCTTCATCCCCGCCATGAGCTACCAAATAGATGCGAGGCACATGGTCTTCCGGTTCGGTGGAAAGAACCTGCTCTGGAAGAAGTTGGTGTTGTCGGGGGTACTTGTACAACCGAGAACAATATCAACATGGATTCGCAGACGGAAAATCCCACTGGAGAAGTTTGCGGCGCTTGTGGCGCTTGCACACCGCGAAGGCTGGGTGCTTCGGCTCGAAGACGTGTGCCATAAACTGAAACGTGAACTAGAAAATGAACCTGAAAAAAATGCGGGAGGAGATAGCCAAACGGCTCACAAAAATCTCCGCCCTTGAAGAAGAGATAGCGACATTGGAGCAAGCCATCATGCAAGAGCATGGGGCGAACCTACAGAACCTGCTGGCAGAGTCAGGCCGTGGATACGGTCAACTCACAACGGAAGTGGACGGCGTAAAGCTGACGTACGAAGTCAAGGCGACCTACCTGTGGGATCAGGGCAAGTTGCAGGCTCTGTACGAGTCGCTGCCGCTGGCTGACGCACGGGAACTTGTCACCACCAAGATGTCGGTGTCGGCTAAGACCATCGAGCGCATCGGCAACGAAGACGTACTGCGGCGCGTTATGGATGCGCGTACCACCAAGTTCAGTGAGCCCCGTATCACATTCGTAAAATGAGCCTGCGCATCATTAAAGCAGACGAGCGCCTCAAACGCACATCGGATTGTGTGAAGGCGGTTGTGTTCGGCCCTGCTGGTGTTGGTAAAACCTACCAAGCCCGCACGCTGGATGCGAAGAGCACGCTCTTTGTTGACCTCGAGGCCGGTACGCTGGCGCTGGGCAAGGACTGGAAGGGCGACTGCCTCGACATTCGCGGCACAAGCAACGAGATGGGCGCTCACCCGTGGGAGCTGGCTAAGGCCATCGCCCTGTGGCTGGGAGGGCCGGACCCTGCCGACGCAAACGGTTCCTACTCGAAGTCGGCTTACGAGTCCGTTGTGAAGGCGTTCGGGCCGGCGTCCGGACATGAGCAGTACGAGACGCTGTTCGTTGACTCCATCACCGTGGCGAGCCGGATGTGCTTCGCGTGGTGTCAGCAGCAGCCCGAGGCGTTCAGCGACAAGACGGGCAAGCCCGACACCCGTGGGGCCTACGGGCTTCTTGGACGCGAGATGATTCGTTGGGTGACCCAACTACAGCACTGCCACAAGAACGTGGTGCTGGTGGGGATTCTGGAGCAGCAGGAGGATGAGTTAAAGAGGAAGTACTGGGACGTTCAAATCGAGGGCTCGAAGACGGGCCGCGAGTTGCCTGGTATCTTTGATCTCGTCCTGACGCTTCAGAACTTCGAGGCAGAGGACAAGTCGCAATACCGCGCCTTTGTCTGCCATCAGCAAAACCCGTGGGGCTACCCCGCAAAAGACCGCTCCGGTACGCTGGAGCTTCAAGAACCCGCTGACCTTGGGAAGGTGCTCGCCAAGATCCGCGCAGGTAAACGCATCGACACCGCCAAACACTAAAAACAAAAATCGAAAGCAGTATGTTCAACGCACAATCAACCAACGTCGGGTCAACAGAGATGGAACTCATTCCCAAGGGGACAGTGGCGAAAGCCGTTCTTGTGGTGAAGGAGCGCAAGAGCAGCCAATCTACCGGTGGAGATTACCTCTCCATCGAGCTCGCCATCCAAGGCGGCCAGTACAACAACCGGCGCGTGTTCGGGATGGTCTGCAATCCGTTCGATGAGAACAACAGCGAGGTGTGGCGCCAGATGGGAATCGGGGCCATTACTCGCATCCTTGAGAGCCGTGGCGTCTTCAACTACGAAGACCCTGCTTCTTACGAGCAGTTCAACAGCGGTGACTTCAATCAAATCATCGAGGCGCTTAACGGTGCTGAGGTCGTCATCAAGGTCGGCATCGACAAGGGCAAAGACGGACGCGCTGACCGTAACTCCATCAGCGACTGGGGCTCACCCAACCCAAGCAGCAACGGGCACAAGCTCTGGAACCAAGCCAATGAGAGTGCGCCCGAGGCGAAAGCACCGGTGCCAGCAGTGAAGGCCGCCGCGCCTGCGGCGTCGGCTGGCAAGAAACCTGCTTGGTTGAAGTAGTACAGTTTGGGGTTGTGGGGGGCGGGGCAATAATGGTTGTCTCGCCCCCCTTTTTTGAGGTAGAACCAGCGGCATTCTCAAGCCGCATGGTGTGCAGGGAGATCCTGCAACGACGCTTTTTCATTTTTGCGTCAGTGAAACAAAGGCACTTACATGATTTTACGACCAAGGCAGGCTCAGTTCGTTGACGCCTGTATCGACGCACTGGGCAAGTGCGGCAACACACTAGGAATCGCGCCAACTGGCGCAGGTAAGACGGTAATGGGCAGCGCGATTCTCGCGCCGTTCGTGAAGAAAGCACCGGTACTCGTCATCCAGCACCGCGACGAGCTTGTCACCCAGAACAAAGAGACCTTCAAGCGGTACAACCCGTCGGCCAAGGTCGATGTGTTCAACGCTGAGCGAAAGGCGTGGTCTAGCGGAGCGACCTTCGGGATGGTACAGACGCTGTGCAGGCCGCTCAACTTGGCAACGATGCCGAGTGGGATGTCGGCGCTCTTCTGTGATGAGTGCCACCACATAGCGGCTGACAGCTACATGAGGATTGTGGAGGCGTTCCGCGAGAAGTCCCCGAAAGGGGTCATCTTGGGCCTCACCGCAACTCCGGAGCGTGGGGACAAGCAGGCGCTCACAGCGGTGTTTAGCAACGTGGCCGACAAAATCACCGTGGGCGAGCTCATCGCAGCGGGAAACTTG